AGAAATATCTTCATTAGCAATATCAAAGAAGTCTTGCTCGTTCAGTTCTTTATATCCACGATAGAAAGACTTGCCGATACCAAGATACTTACGCTTCATCAATTTCTCAATGCGAGCATCTTCTACAATATTTACAAATTGAAGGGGAATACTAAAATACCATTCATCACTTGGAGTGAAGAGTGCATGTCCAACCTCATGACCCACCAGCATGTCATATACGATGCTAGAAGCACGTTCCCACATAGGAAGAGTTAGAACTCTATTCAGCACATCAAAAGATGCTGTAGAAACTTTCTTGTGCTCTACCACCAAATCCTCAGTGGCAAGCAGTTTGGCGAGTTGGGATTTGATTTCGTGGTTGATGGTCATTGGTCTCTCTGTTGCTTATGAATCCATTATATGAAAAAAGGGTGCCTTTTGGGCACCCATCAGACAGTTTGAAAACTGGTTACGCTGTAAGGATCCTTCTACATACCTGCCTACACGTCTGTGTATCCTCATCACAATCAGTCAAACAGTCAAAGTATTCAGAAATCAAATCATTTTCATTCTCCTTATCATAAGACTCCATATTATGCCAATAAGCAAGTTGATTAAATGAAATTAAATTATGCATGATAACCTCCACACACAAAGAACTTATAACAAAGTAAATTTTAGATTCATTTGCTCTCACTCCAACATTCTATCAGTATATATGAAAATTCTAACAAAACCTTAATAAAAATTTATGCCTACTAGTTTATACCTATAAAAGAAGCACCCCTTTCGGAGTGCTTTTTCTTGAATGCCTTGAGTCTTGCTTTTGCTTGCCTCAGTGCTTGGGGTTTAAGTTTTCGTTTTTGTTCTTTCTTGGAATGATGCTTCCAGTTTGGGACTTGCATTGTTCTTGGGTGTATTAGGACACCATACGGGAAAAACCTTTGATCTTCTCAAACTTTATGACACTTTCAAATCTGTCTTCCATTCCAGTCTTATGAGAAATAACAAAAACATTAGTATCCTTAATCACATAACGAATGATTTTGAGAAACTCTTCCGTTCCAAAACCATCCAATGAACTATCAAATACTTCATCAAGAATTAAAAGATTTGTATTTGTAGAATTCTTAAACTTGGCAACTTCCCTCCAAGTGAAAAGAAGTGCCAAGTCAATTCTTTGTTTTTCACCTTCACTAAAGGAAGAATAAGAAAAATCTTCGTGAATTGGAGATTGAACAGTTTCGTTAAATTCTTCATCCAAAGTGAAATTGATGTAGAAATCCATCATTTGAAGATACCTATTAACCTGTTGATTGATTAATGGCAAGTACTTTTTGATTATCTTGGATTTTACACCACTGTCTTTCAAAAGGGAATATGAAAAATCGTGATACTGTATGGAATCTTTCTTCTTTAACAAATCATCATATGTGTATTTTAAACTTTTATTAAATTGTTCTAACTTTTCATGTTCAGTATTTCTGTTTGCAAGGTTCTCGGTAATAGTTTGAACTTCACATTGTAGATCACGGACTTGTCGCTGTAATCCGTTAATCCGAATATTGTTTTGAGAAATTCCATAAGTTAGGGATGTTACCTCTTTTGAAAGACTAAGAAATTGATGCTCTCTTTGTTCTTCCTCTTTAATTGCCTCTTCCAGTTTTTTATAACCAGATTGCAACTCTTTTGCACTATTTTGAGCATCTACAATTCTATTTAACCTAAACGACTCTTCTATATCTTGGGTGCAAGTAGGGCATACCGTATTATCGCTAAAAAACTGATGTTCTTTTGTAATTACAGATACTTTTTGAGAGAGTTTTCCTTTAAGTCCTCCCAACTCACGAAGTTTCTCAGTTGCTCCAGAATAAGATTCAAGTTCTTTTTGAAGTTCATCAATCTTATCTTGAATTTCCTGATTCTCTTCTGAGTAATTGCCAATTTCATCAAGAAACTTGGTAATCTTTGTTTCGTTGGCATTTATCTTGGCATTACCACGATTCTCAAGTTCTTCAATAAAGTTTTTTTGCATATTAACTTTATCTTCCAAAGAAGACTTCTTAAGATCAAGTGTCTTAATTTCCTCTCTAATATTTCTAATCTTTTCCTTAATAACAACAGTCATATGAGAAAAAATTCTAATATCCAAAAGATCTTCAATAACATCTCTACGATTTGAAGAAGACAATTGCATAAAGGGAACAAAGTTACTGCTACCCAAAATAACAATTTGAGTGAAAGACTTATAGTTCATCTTGAGAACATTTTGCTCAAACCATTTCTGCTGATCAACTGCAGATGCGTTCTGATCCATCAAAGATGAGTTCTTATAAATCTCAAAAATGTTTGGTTTGATACCACGCCTAATCAGAAATTCATTTGTTCCAATTTGGAATTCAATCTCAACTAGGCAATCCTTTTCGTTAGTTGAGTTGACAAGTTGTGGTTTATTAATACCACGAAAAGATTTTCCGAAAAGAGAAAAAGTCAGAGCATCCAGAACTGTACTTTTTCCTGCACCATTAGTTCCTATGATTAAGGTAGTATTGCTTTTTTCAAAATCAAGTTCAGTAAATTGAGTTCCAGTTGAAAGGAAGTTTTTCCAACGGATCTTCTTAAATAAAATCATCTTCTTCTATATCATCAGGAGGAATTACAATATCATTTTGAGTAAAAATAGCATACTCATATCCGTGCCCTTCACAGGCTTGAATTAACATATCGGCATCGATTTCCATAACTTTCATTTTTGGAAAATCTTTGTCTTCTAACATCATCGCAAATCTATCAGCATCATCTTCTTGCTCAAACATATAAAGGATTTGTTGCCCTTCTTCACTTTTTGCAGAGTATGCCCCTTGATCTTCGTTTCCGTCTATTGTAATTATGAACATTTTACGTCATTTCGCACGCTTCCTGATAAACTTCACGAATCAAATTTTTGAGAGTTGACTTATCCAACTCAATTTCCGATTCTTGAATATATCTATCTAGTATGGAAAAAGTATCTTCAGATTCAAAATGTCCAATATCTTCAACTTCTTGAATTTGAAAGTTTTCAACAATCTTTAAATCATTAACATTTGAAGCGTAGAGTTTGTCAATAAATTTTTCAAATTCAATTTGATCAGATTTTTTTCGAACAATAACTTTAACAATCTTATTTTCATATTCATCAAAATCAAATTCATTGATTGGAGTATTTTCATAGTAAACATTATGAAAAACTCGATATGGATTGTTAATGTGAGTATGTTCTAGAGTTTCAGTATCAAAGATTGTAAATCCACGAGTGTCATTTACATCAGTCCAATAAATCTCATATGGATTTCCTAGGTAGAATATTTTTCCATTGTCCGATCTAGTGTGATAGTGACCAGAGTAGACCCTATCGAACTTCTCAAATAGTTTGCTGTCCAAACCGTGCTCCATGACGATTTGTCGATTAACTCTAAATCCTTGGAGTTCAAGGTGCCCCATCGCACACTTGCAAGATGTCTTTTGAATAAGTTTGAGAGTTTCTTTTTCATTTTCTTGATTAATCCAAGGTAGAAGTAAAATATTAAGACCTTCAACGCTAATTTCAGTTGCTTTGCTATAAGTCTTTACATTTGGATAATTCTTCAGAAGAAGTTCTGGAGAATTAATATTGTTTGTATTCTTATAATAAGTATCATGATTTCCAATAATCATATGGACATCATAATTTTTAAGAGGTTCAAAGACAACACGCTTTGCCCATTCTAAACTTTGATAATCAATTGATTTACGACTATCAAAAGCATCTCCCATATGAATAACAGTATTAATCCCGTACTGTTCCAGCGTCGGGAAAAACACGTTTTTATAGAATTGCTCAAAATAATCGTGAAAAAATTTAGAACCTTTGCGAGCACCGTAATGAGTGTCCGTAATAATTGCAACTTTCATTCAATAGCGGAGTTTAATCTGAACATTCTCCTTGATGCTATTATAGTCGGAATAGTTCCCGCCGTCAATCTGGTTGTCATCAACGAACACTTCATCGTATCCAGTCTTTTCCAAAATCTTATTTTTAATCTCTAATTGACGCTTTTCTCTTTGGATCCTTCTCAAAAATGCGTAGTGAATAATTTGAGTAAAGTATGCAAAGGGATTAGTTGATTTTGCTGGATCGAAGTTGTGAATATACTGAACACAATTTTCGATTCCATCAGAAATCATATCATCAATAAAAATATAATTAATGAAGTTTGTTTTATACGACAAGTGAGTGGCAATCTTCAAAAAACATTCTCCAAGATAATTTGGGATAGGAGGTTTTCCTTCCCAATGCTTACCTCTTTCTTGCTTTGGTAGAGTCTTTAAATCTACATCGAACTTTTCTTTATACGAAGCTTCTACGCTCTTTCTATAAAGAATCATTGCTTCCAAGAGTTCCTTATTGTTGACGTAGTGCTCCGATCTTTTTCTTTTTGTCATTATCGGAGTTGGTTCGGATTGGATTATCTTCACATTTGTAGTAGAAATCATAAAATACTCAAATATATATAAAATTAATTATATCACCGAACAATAATATTCACAAGACTTGACACAGGTAGTTATTTTGATGTATACTGTGCCTTGTCACCAATGATGAATATCAATTAGTTATTATTATAGAGTTTCTCTAAGAGCTCTTTTGCTTCACTTACACTAGAAATATAACCTTGTTTTCTAGATAGATTTGGTTTACCAGATTTGAAGTTGTGGAGTTTTCTAGAAAATTCTTGATGCATCATAATAATATCAATATCACTAGATTCTGACATTGTTAGAACTTGATCCATATCAATAATAAACATATCTTCCCTAGTTGTTTTTAACCAAGGTTCTACTTTATAACCAGAAGATCCCTTTCTAGTAGTTATTTCAGATATTTGAATGGGATTAATAAGAATCAAATAATATCTATCTTCTTCTTCAGATGCCATTACTCTGGCAAATATTTCTTCATTTGTTTTTAACTTGATTGTTGCATAGAAGTCTTCTTCCATCATTTTTTATATGCTGATTGTGACTATTTCGTAATTAAACTGTTCTTCATTATAGAGTTTTATTCTTTCAATGAAATGGTTTAATGTGTAGTTTTTCTTTGAGTTATGAGTACAATCATCAGAAATATCATAAAGAACTGCTTTCTCTTTATTTGACCCTTTTCTCAATACTCTTCCTATTGATTGTAAATTTCTAATTTTTGATTTGCTAGGTGATGCAAAAACTACGTTATGTAAATTTTTGATATTAATTCCTGTAGAAAAAACTCCATAAGAAGCGACTATAATGGCATTATTTTCTCTCTCAGTAATTTCTCTAACTAATTCTCTTTCCTCAGTATTAACTCCACCATGAACAAAAAATACTTTTTGATTTTCGTTCTTATTGCTATTTATTAAATTGAAAAGTGGTTCTCCGTGAGCTTCAATTCGAGAAAATAAAATCAAAGTATTTCCCTTTAGATCTAAAGCAAGGTTCTTGAT